CTCTACGTGTTTGCTTTGCAATAACGTTAGCTTCACGGTCGATTTGAATCATTAACCCTTTAAACTTCTCAGCTGACCATCTGCCATCTGCGTCTGTTTTTAGATTAAAGATACCATTCACTGCAGTGTTAGCAGTTAAAGCACCGAGTTTAGCTTGTGAGTTAATTGTTCTAACAACTTCACGGTTGATTTCAGCCATGATTTCTGTTGATAGAATGTTAGCCAACTCAGATTCTGCATCCAATCCGTGGATTGCTTTAAGATCCTGAGCTAGTTCTAAACTATATTCAGCTTTGAGAGCTCTTGACTTTGCAGTCACAGTAGCTTTCTCAATTGTAAATCCCATTTCATTGAATGTAGATCCACCTGAAGAACCTAATGCTTCAGCACTGGCTGTTGACATACCGCCTGCAGCTAGAGCTGTAAGGTCTGAGTCATCGATAGTACTATCGCCATCGCCATCAGTTGCTAAATCAAGACCAGAAACGTTGTCTGAATCATGTGTTCCTGCGGAATCACCTGAGAATCTTGTTTCAGCTTCGTTGAATAGAGCTTCACGATTTGAAGTTGAACCACCTTGGAATCTTGACTTCATTGCGAAGATTAGTCCAGTTGGTCCTGACATTGGTTGAACACCACAAATGTCATAAGCCATTAGATTTGGCATAGCTCGTCTAACAAGAGCAATTAACACTGGGTTCCAGTTTGAGGTTGAAGTTGTATTATTTGCAGGTGCAGCCTCTGACATAAACTGCATCTGGCCTGCCTCTTCTCTTAAGGCAATTTCTTGGTTTTCAAGAATAGCAGCTGTAACTGCTTTTCTGTGATGATCGTTAATTTTACCCGCAGACTCTTCATTTAGTACTGGGGACCATTTTTCGATCAATCTGTCATATGATACTGTATTTTGCATCATTATTGGCTCCCTTAATTTTTATCGGTTTTTCTAATTGCTTCTAAATATTTGTCCATTGCACCGGATGCTACTACAGGAGTAGATTCATCTTCGTCAACTTGTTCTTCAGAAACATTTTGAGTTTTAGTTTTAAAATAATTTTCTTTAAGAGTATTTACTTTGTTAGTGAATGACTCTTCGTCCTCAAAATCAACGTTTTCAGCTAACTTAATAAGTTTTTCAACTTGAGTTTCAGCTAAACCTTTACAAGCTTCTCTTATTACAGAGTCACGCTTAAGACTTTCTAACTCAGCTGATTGATTCATTGATTGCTCGGTTTGTTTGTTAAGTTGCTCTTCTAATTCTGCAACTTGATCAGAAAGATCATCAACTAAATCTACCTTAGATTCAGGAACCTCAATGTAGGACTCAGTGAATAAATCTTTTAAGTTATTCATAAATCCTTCTGCGATTTCTGTGCGTAGGCCACTTTGGATTGCAAGTTTATTTTCTTTCATCCAGTTTTCTACAACGTAATTTAAGTAGTTATCAACTTTCTCAACGAGTTCAGCTTTAGTAGCTGTAATTTCTTCGTTAAGTTCGTTTTTGTATTGATCTTCAATCCGATCTATTTCTTCAGATAATTTTGTCTTCAGAGCCGCTTCGAAAATTGTTGCTGCTTTAGTTTTGAATTCAGCTGAAAGAGTTGCTTCTGATTCTACTAGTGCATTAAGATCATTAGAGAAATCTACATTAGTCTCTACTTCTCTTACTGCTTCTGTATCTTCATCTTCATCAATTTCAGTTGATTCTGAATAATTGCCATACATATCAGCTAATTGTTTTTTAGACATGTTGTTCATTTTACTGAACATAGCATTTATCATACCAGCTTTAGTTTTCGGCATAGGGTCTTTAGTAGTATTATCTGCGGCTGTTCCACCAGCCATTTTCCTTGCTGGAGCTGACTTACCCGCATCAGCTGCTTTATCGGCAGCTGCCACAGAAGCGGCTTCAGCGTCTTTAGGATCGACAGCTTCTTCTACTGAGGCTTCTTGAATTTCTTCCTCTGGAGAGTCGATTTCGATATTATCTTTATCAGTCATTATTATGACTCCCTTTGCTAAATGTTTATTGTTTTAGTAACGAGAGGAAATTCTTAAACTCACGAACTTCTGTCGCATAGCGATCGGATCGTGGAGCATTTTTAATTTCTGTCTCCATTTGTTCAATTGCTTTCTGTTCAATAATTCCGTTGTTCCATACCCATTCTACTCCTTCCATAATCCCATTAACAAATGCTCCTGGAGCAGATGGATCTTGTACGATATCAACCGCATTTAGAATGTAGTCGTCTTTAACGACTGCAACGTTATTTTGATTCATTAAGCTTCCCATACCACGAGTTGAAACACCTAATTTTACACCTCCATCTAGTAATTGCTTTGCAATAGTACCATTTGGAGTATCTAAAATTTTTGCTTTTCCCACAACATCATTACCTTGAAAATTCATCTCAGTAACGAGGTGTGAAACTTTATCTAAGTTAATAGTAGGACCACTAGGATGATTTAACTCACCTACGGATCTACCATTGCTTACGAATTCTTTATTATATTTTCCAACTGCCTTTTGTAAAACTGGCAGAGGATATTTTCTTTTATTTCTATTTTCTTTTTCGGCTTGAGCAAATATGCCTTCTATTATATAACTCTTTTTGCCTTTTTTATCTTCTTCAACTATAAGTTCTAAATTATGCTCAATATGTTCTGATATTAATTTCATATCAACCTCTTGGAAATTCTATTTTAGTAAAGTGTGTAGTAGTAACTCCACTATAAACTTGTTCAGTTGTTTGTTTAAACATTACTATAGGTTGATTTGCAGCAATTTGAAAAGATGCACCGGTATTCTTATTAGTTATTGTGTCTGCTGCTGTTCCCATAATATAAAGAACTTTAGCTCCACTAACAGATGATGCATTACTACTTCCATTTAAATTATTTACTTTAGCTGCTAGAGGTGTAATTTGAAATGTCATTTGCTTTTCCTATATTGTTTTACAAATTCTTTAGCTGTCATCATTGCTTCTTTTTCAGATTTATAATCATCCAATTTATCGCCATCAATATATAAGCTAAAAGACGTTTTACCTTTTGATTTAGAAGAAGATATTTTCACAGGTACACCCATTAACTTTTTGTTAACAACTGTCTTCCGTGATTCTCTTATCTCATTAAACTTTTTCATTATAGTATTATTTATAATTTTAAGATTTTTTACTCTGGTGATACACCATCATTATCATCTTGATCATAATGAAGTCCATCATTTCCGTTCTGTCCTATGATATCCATACGCTTATTTGATTCATCTTCATCCCATTCTTCTTCAGAATCTTCTTCTGATTCTTCAGTATCATCGACAACTTCATCTGATTCTTCAGTATTATCTATTTCTTCTTCAGATGGATCTTCATCATTAAATACTTGACCGGCTAAGTTAATCTTTTCTTGTTCCAAAGCATCATCAACTTTAGCCATCATCATATCTTCAAAATCTTTACTAGCAGCAACATAGTCTTTAGCAGTCACTGCATTTATAAAATTTTCTGCCGGTGAAACCTCAGGAGTTTCACTTTCAGCAGCTGCTGTATTTTCTTCACTCATTATTTTTTCTCCTTTAAATTTAAATTAATTAACCGTACATCGCTGTTGATGGCGGTGTAAAATCTTTATCGTATAATGCTTGGCCTTTTACTATTCTAAAATTTGATATGTAACCATATAGTCCATAATCAGTAGTAGAGTAAGTCGCTCTAGATCCTATTCTCATATCTTCTCCAGTATAATTATTAGTATCAGAATATTCAGTAGATTGAGCCCAGCCATTTATAAACATTCTAGTTACTGCAGATTTTCTAGTAACTGCAATATGGTACCATTTGTATCTTGTTATCTCGTAATCAGATTGTATTCGAGTTCCTTGTGCAGCTCGAAGAGTAACTGTACCTGAGCCAAATCCTATGAACATCCTCATATTATTAGCATTATCTACACTAGAATTTCCTCGAAGATCAAAAGGGTGTGTTCCTGCAGGCCAGTTAGAAGCCTGTGTGGTATAATACCAAAATTCTATTGTAAAATCACCGGTACCGAAAGCAAAGTCTGAATGTCCTGCTACAGTTAGATGATTTTCTCCATTGGCGCCGTAGATTGATTTCATTCCACCAATAGGAGCAAAGTTGCTAACAGAAGGACTTCCAACAGTTGATACCGTATGACCAGTAGCAGAACCATCAGTTATTGTTGCAGCGTGTGCAGTTAGCAGTTTCGTATTTGATGCCGTTAATGTAACTCCATTCTGAAATGAAGTAGATGTTGTTAATGTTTCTTTCCTAGGAAGGAAAGGATACAAAGCCACTCCTCTTTTTAATCTTACCTGAGACATATAACCATTCCAAACACCTGTCTCTTTATAACCCGGTGAAGTAATGTATGTATTTCCTCCAAGGCCTCCATAACCGGTTCCAGCTATTTTTTCAGTACGAGCATAATCTGCTCCTTTTGTACCATCAACAAATAAAGCTAGCTTACCAGAATCAAAATTCCTCACTAATGCAAAATGATGCCAGTTTCCATCAAGTATATTGACACTAGGGCCTACAGCTGTAAAATTTGATCCAGAAGAGTTATGATTACTGCCTATGAATAATGTTAACTTATTACTATTAGATATATCACAGTAGAGTGCTATAGAACTAGCACCATTAAAAGTATGTTGTTGCCAGGCAAATATCTGAGGATCGATACCATCTTGAGTTTCTGCAGTACCATTCCATTGAACCCAACCTTCAAACGTAGCACTCTCTAAAGCCATTATGTTCCTTACTTGCCTTACTCCAGTGTTTGATGTCATTTCTAAGAAATCGAAGTTTGTTTTAGTAAATTGTAATGATGATACGGAATATTTCTGTGAACCAGTACTAGAGTTTACAGAATTATCACTGTAACTTCCATATCCACCACCTCGCGAAATCATATCCATTCCACCGGTATAACTTCCGACTCCCCAGTTAGACCAGTTGGCTAGGAAAACCGTGTGGCTAGCTGTTATACTATTATTAACACTAGTCACACTATCATCATTAGGTTTTTTTAATGAATGATAAGTCGATCCTGTTTTAGTAAAATTTTGATATGGTGGATAAAAATGATCACTATAAACGGCTGTACCTTTAACTACTCTCACAGGCCCTACATTGTTTGTTGCAGTCGTGTTTCCTATCTTAACAGTATCAGATGTATTGTTAATATTAACACTAGTCATATTGGACGCTGAGTGATAATGACCGTTAGAATAGAATTTTGCAGTTCCACTAGCTCTGGTTACAGCAATGTGCCTCCAACCTCGCTCACCATAATTAACTCTTGCATTAGATTCTACCAAAGGAACTGTCTCACTTGAAGTAGTACCATAAGAGAATTTAATTAGCCTATCAGTATCTTCGAATATACAAAATCCAACGTTATTTGAGCCTCGAGTATCAAATAAATTATATCGTGATCCTCCAACAGTTTGTCGATAATACCAAAGTTCTACTGTAAAATCTCCCGTACCAAAGGCAAAATCTGAATGACCCGGAACAGAAACTGAAGTTTCTCTACTTAGCGATCCTCCATGTTTATCGGAACTCCATCTTTCTGGCATCCTGTAAGGTGAAAATGGCTGAACAATCATTCTTGTAACTTTAGAATTATCTAAAGTAAAACCTTTGCCCGCCTCAGCTCTCATCTGGCCCTTTACATAAGGAGTATTACATGTCAGTAATACAGTACCTGATATTGCTGTAAGTGGTGCTGTTGGAGGTGCAAAGTTAGCTGTATATACAGCAGTTCCTTTTACTATTCTAAAATCTGCTATGTAACCTTTCCATCTACCATCATTAGTAAAACTGTTCCCTGAATGACCTCTTCCTATCATAAGGGTAGAATCTGCATAACTATTAGTATCTGAAGCTGAAGCAACTTCTGTTCCATTAGCATACATCTTGGTAGTTCCACTAGCTCTAACAAAGGCATAATGAACCCATTCATAGCGTGGATGTTTCCAAGTACTACTCGTATTAAATATATTACCGGTACCAAGACGAACATACCATGTTCCATCTGAGAACATATCTGGACATAAATTAGTTGCACTACCAGAACTGCCTCTCAAATCAAATGGCATCATTGAACCACCAGCACTCTCATCATTCCAACACCAAAATTCAATTGTATAATCTCCTGTACCAAACTGTACACCCTGGTTTGGAATAGCTATATCAACACCTGAAGTATATTCAGTAGGATCTGATGTATTACTTGAAGAAGGATCCCAGCCAAATAACCAACTATACAAAACGGGTGAATAAGGTGAAAAACTACTAATGTATGTTTTTTCATTATCACTAACATCCGATATAGTATGAGGAGAATCTGACTCATCAATCATTGCTGTGTGATTCTCTACATTGTTACCTTGAGCGGCAAAGAAGAAAGAAGTAGATTCGGAGTTTGCCACTGTCGTATCAAAGGCTAAAGTAAATGTTGAAGAAGCAGTAGCAGTATTGATTCCGTCAGATGCTGTAAAACTTAATGTACCAGCAGCAGGTGCAGCTTCTCCGACCGAATCCTGTGATTTCGGTATGATAGTATATACAGACGAATCATTAGAAACATAAGCTATATTATTGAATGCAGAGTTTGCTGAATAAGACCAGGTTATTGGAAATCCTTCTGAGTCTGTTGCAGCTAAAGTGATAGTTGTCGCAGTTCCATTATTGTATGCTGTAGCATCAGTTGCTAGTTCATAACTTGCACTCGGACTTGAAGTAAAATAAGGTGTAGTATTAATTATTGCAATATTAAACCAGCCTTGTCCAGTATGAACATAAAGTCTGTCCGAATCTTTTGCAAATCCTAATGATCCTGCATTATTTGAATCATAACTAGCAGGAAGCAATCCAGAACTATCATATGCTGTCACTCCTAATACTGCTAGTGAACCATCAGATGCAATGTTATCTGTTTTTACAGCCTGCCCTAAACTCTTTGCTAAATCTCTTGCTCTTGTTTCTGCCATATTAATTAATCATCTTTATTATAGTTGAAAGCGAATATTGGAACTTTATACCAACCACCATAGTCGGTCTCATTGTTTCCTACCCAGATATATAGTGAATCCCAACCAAAATTTCCATCTTTATCTTTGTATACAAAACCAAGATCGCCGACAGAGTTACCACTAGTAGGAAGATCCGTAATGGCCGTGTATACTGTCACTGCACTAACATCGAGCGCACCTGCAGAAGTTATAGTATCAGCTACAACCGCCTTTGTTGCTCTCCTTGCTATCTTTCTTGCTCTTGTCTCTGCCATTTTATCTATTTATCCGTACATCGCTTCTGCTGGTGGAGTGAAGTCCACGTTATATAAGAAGCTACCTTTTGTAACTCTTACATTTGATATGTAACCTTTAAATCTCTGACTAGCACTAGTTCCACCTATTGATAATACACTCGTTGAGTCTTGAGGGTGAACTGTAGTAGTATTCTGATGAACCATATCGCCATTAACAAATGCAGCTGAATAAGAGCCAGTCTTTATTAAAGCGATATGTGTCCATGTCTGAAGAGGAACTTGTCCATTATTCGCTGATTGATCAGTATAAGAAGAACCATTATAGAACTGATATCTTAGATATCCTGTAGTACCTTGAAATCCTAAATACCATGCAACTGAACTCGTCCACTGTCCTACTACAAGAGCATGTGACTGATAACTTTCTATCCACACCCAAGCTTCTGCTGTCATAGCACCGCTTCCCATGCTCCAGTCTGCACTATCAGGAACTGTTAAGTAATCTCCTGTTCCATCAAAATATACTGATTTCATTCCACCGTTTGGAGCCCAGTTTGATACAGCTGCATCACCAACGGCTGTTATGGTGTGGCTAGAAGCAGAACCATCTGTAAGAGTTGCTGCATGACATGTTATTAACTTAGTATCTCCTCCACTGTTTCCTACTGTTCTTGCACTGTTGAATGCAGTAGTAGGAGTTAGAGTTTCCTTTCTAATATGTTGAGGATATATATTTACTCCTTTTTTCAATCTCATCTGAGATATATTTCCATTCCAATTACCGGTATATCTAAAACCGCCTGAAGTTGTATATGTTCCACCACCTACATTAGTATAGTTACCAGGAGCTAATCTTCCAGTGTAAATAGATTGACTATTAACTCTTATACCATCAACATAAGCACACAACCTACCGTTATGTTTGTGTCTAGACAATGCAATGTGATGCCAGTTACCGTCTAAAAGATTAGCACCGGATCCACCTACGCTTACCGCACTACCTGAAGATGAAGCCCCTGCATTTATCTTATAATATAACCTTCCGCTATCAGATACATCAGCAAATAACCCAGAGTAATTGGTGTGATCAACATTATAAGATTGTCTGAAACACATGATTTGTGGATCTAAACCGTCTTGAGTTTCTGCGGTACCTGACCACTGAACCCAACTTTCGAAAGTAAACTCTTCATTAGGTGCAATATTTGGATACATAAGATTATCAGTATTATTATTTCTTGTTTCAAGACTTTCATAATCAGTTTTATCAAATAACATTGAAGGTACTGAATATTTTTGTGATCCAGTACTACTAACAGGACCATCATAAACTTTTGGACTAGCTGTGTACTGTCCCGCATGGGCGAAAGCAGTAAATCCTGCCCTGTCACCTATATTTGGAGTCCAGTTAACTAAGAAGACTGTTTCGCTCGCCGATATATTATTATCTACAGATGTATTACTATCATTGCCAGGATCCTTAAGAGATTTATATGTTGATCCAGTTTTAGTAAATGGTGCTATAGGAGGATAGAAATTTCCAGTATATACCGCGGTACCTTTCACGATTCTCATAGGACCTACGAGAATCATTCGACTGTAGCCACCATTAGATCCTATAACAAGGGTTTCGTTACTATTCCAGTCAACGCTTGTACTACTAACAGCAACTTGTTCTCCGTTATGATAAAGTTTGTGAGTCGATCCTTCACGTGTCAATGCTATGTGTTGCCACCCACCAAGATCAGCCATATCATGAGTAGATGAAATAAGAACACTAGAACTACTATTAGTTCCGTACTTAACTCTGAGTATATGTCCACTACTAGTATGATCTATGTAAAAGAAATATCCATTTCCACTATTTGGTCTATTATCAATAATTTCAACATCAGCACCATGGTTAGCGTCAGGGGTTTTATCAAAAAGCCAAAATTCGATAGTAAAATCAGTACTAGTACCAAATTGAAAGTCTGAAGATCCATTTACCTGAACTCTACCTCCATTTTGTAAAGATCCTCCAACAGTTGAAGCGCTCCACTGTTTTTGAATTTTATAGGGAGAAAATGCTACGTGGTATGCTCGATTTATAGGCCCAGTGGTAGCACTCATAAAATTTCCTTTACCAGGTGCACCTTCTGCTCCCATTCCTCTCAAATACGGTTTATTACATATTAAGAATTCAGTATTGGTGATCGTTTGTAAAGGTGCAGTCGGTGGAGCGAAATTAGCTGTATAAACTGCAGTTCCTTTCACTACTCTAAAATCTCTTACATATCCTACAAACCTCGCATCATTTGTAGCACCTGTATTTCCTGGGCAAATTCTTCCTAGTGTAAAATAATTATCACCGCCTGATCCAGCTGAAACATAGTCGTTATTGTCTGTAAAAGAAAGAATTTCACAACCATTCATATATACTTTACTAGTAGTTCCATTTCTAACCCATGCTACATGATTCCATTCGTAATCTTTAAAAACTTGATCAACTGCAGTATGAGATCCACTACTAGTGTTTGAATTACTACTTCCATATCTAGCAACTATCCTACCATTATTATCATGTACATTTATAGCTGGAGCTAAATTACTTTCGGCACTTCCTCTAAAATCAAAAAGATATCTGCTATTTGCGGTAGTAGTTACACTATAATACCATCCTTCTATGGTAAAGTCGTTAGAATTCCCTGATGGAGCTCCAAACGCAAAATGCGTGCCATTCTTATATTTTATAAAATCAGTTTGTTCAGGTATAAAAGTACTTTCCCCTGCACCACCTAACATTGTTGAATATCCTGCAGGAGCAAAAGGAGAAGTGCCAGTTACATGGCTATATACAAGTTGAGCATTGCTTGGACTTGAAACTACTGAAATTGTATGAGGAGAATCAGATTCATCAGATGTAATCTGATTCGTTTGATTATTGCCAGTTGCACCTAGAAACATGGTTGTATTTTCTGAACCCGATATACTAGTGTCAAAGGTTAAACTAAAAGTAGATGAGGCTGAAGCAGTATTGATTCCATCAGTAACACTAAAAGTCAATGTACCATCTGCAGGTGAAGCTTCTCCAACTGAATCCTGTGACTTAGGTTCGACAGTAAATATAAATCCATTTGCCGAATCCTGATCGACACGTGCTATATTATTAAAAGCTGTGTTAGCTGTTGCAGAGAATGTCACTGGAAAACCTTCGGAATCTCGAGCCGCAAGAGTTATGACAGTTGCCGTACCGTTCTTATAAGCTGTAGCGTCAGTTGCTAAAGTATAACTTGCACTTGGACTCGCAGTGAATATCGGAGTCGTGTTGATTATTGCAATATTAAACCAGCCCTGACCTGTATGAATGTACAGCTTATCAGAATCTTCGGCGAAACCTAGTGTTCCAGCATTGTTCGAATCATAACTACTTGGAAGTAATCCTGCAGAATCATAGGCAGTAAGACCTACGACGGCAAGTGAACCTGTTGAGGTAATCGTATTATTTTTAACTGCTTGACCTAGGCTTGTTGCTAGGTCTCTATTTCGACTTTGTGGCATTTACTTTCCCTTAAGATGATAGTTCGATCTTATACCAACCGCCCGTATCATTTTCATTGTTTCCTATCCATATAAAACCTCTGTCACCGCTATCTACGAAAACTCTCTGACCATCAGCATTTCCTGTTACCGGTAAGTCACCATTCTTAGCATATACCGGAACCGAACCTACTACCTTTGAAGTTATTGCAATACTTTCTTTTATATCTGAGTACTTCATATTATTTATCCGGTTATCTCAGTAGCTGGTGGTGTAAAGTTCTTAGTATAGAGAACTTGACTAGTCATTCTAACATTAGACATATATCCTTTAAAGTAATCTCCACCTCGCCTTCCTAAGTATACTCGATCAAAACTTGAAAAATTCTCTGTGTATGTACCTGATGATTCAGCCATGAATGTACCATTGAGGTATATCCTAATCTTATTATCAGATTCTCGTGTCACGGCTACATGATACCACTTTGAATGTACCACTGTAGATGATCCTGATGCAACAACATCACTACTTTGATTTACAAATTTAATCTGTCCACTGTCAAACGTAATAGAACGATATGCACTTGTAGTATTCCTATCAGCAACAGGAACAAATCCTACTAGAGGTTGAGCTCCACTGGCGGTAGAATCAGAACTCATCCAAAGCTCTACAGTAAATACTCCTGTACCAAATCCTGTTGCAGCCGCATGTATCATCATGGCATTTGATGATTCATCAAATAGAGCACTTACCATTCCTCCCCTAGGACCAAAGGTGCTTGCCGAAACACCAGATTCAGCACTAAAAGCTGTTCCACTATTTCCACTATTTGTTGTTAGAGTTGAGGTGTGAGCTCCTAATATCTTAACATTAGAAGCAGTAGTCGTAACTCCATCTTGAAATGATGTTGTAGTAGTTAATGTTTCTTTCTTAGGTAAGAAAGGATAGCGACCCTGCCCTCTTGTAATCCTAAATTCAGAAATGTATGCATTAATGAATCCTGCTGCATTAGCAAATGAACCTAACCTAAATCTAGTACCTGACTCGCCAAATGATTCAGTATGAGCAACGGATAAGACTGTACCTGGATTTCCATCAACGAAAGTTTGTATTCTTTGATCTCTCTTAACAAGAGCAACATGTATAAAAGACCCTGTATTTGAAACCGATTGACTATTGAAAAGTTCAGTATCAGCATTACCCGGAGTATCATCACTATGATAATAGTATAATCTATTACTATTAGTAGTGTTTATAACAAGTTCATCATACTTTCCATTACCACCTTCACTCCCGTAATAATTAAATGCATTATAGAAAATAGGATTTATCGAGCCTGTTTTCGCAGGAGTTGCATTATAGTAAGTATAGAATTCTAAAGTATAATCTTCATTACTTCTCATTAACCAAGATAGTTTATTATTCATGTTTATATAGTCACCATTTCCGTCAAACAATATTCCTGATAGGCCAGAAACTCTAGGTTGTCCACTATGACTTTGCGTATCTCCAATTAATGTCATATGCTGCCTTCCACCTTCATCAATGATCTTTCCATCAGTCATGCTCAAGAGTAATTTAGTATTACTAACTTCAGTGAGAGCTGATGTAGGAGGAGTAAAATCTTGAGAGTATACCGCTATCGATGAATATCTCATATTTGATATATATCCTGTAAGTCCTCCAGAACTAGCATCATAAGATCCTATTCTAGGCCTTGGACTACCACTATTAGGTGATATGTTTATTCCGGAATAATTTGAAGTTTGAGTATCAAGACGGCCATCTACAAATGATGATACAACACCATTTTTTCTAACAATTGCAACATGATGCCACGCATTATCACATATATTTATTGTATTACTTCTATAATGATTAGTATTACTACCAGATCCATGGCGAATATACTGTATAGAACCAGGTACTGCACCTTGTGGATTACTAGCAGGAGCTATTGAAAGTTGAAATTGATTAGCACCAGCAGTATTTCCACTTGGTCCGTCAAACATCCATATTCTTTGATTTTTACTTCCGTCGTTAGCATTACCACTTGCCTTAAACCAAAATTCAATAGTAAAATCTCCAGTTCCAGGTGCAAAAGTAGAAGATGCAGCTACATCAACATAATCACCATCTGCAAATGCAATTGATTTCATTCCTACAGCCGGAATCGTAGAAGACTCAATTGCTGCACCATTATTAGTCAAAGAGTGACCATTATCAGAACCATCAGTAAAACCTGAAGCATGAGCCATTATGAGTTCAACATCTCCCGCATCTACTGTAATTCCATTTTCATAAGAAGTCGTTGTTGTAATAGTTTCTGCTACTGGTAAAAAAGGATATCTAGAATCTCCTTTAATCCATCTAAAATCAGAAATATATCCTTTAAAATCATACGATGTACTGCTATTATGTTTTCCAATACGTACTGTGGTTCCTTGAACATAATCAAACGAATCAGAGAAAGTAGTTGCATGTTGCCTACCGTTCACAAATAATATAGTATTAGTAGAATTTCTAGTTAAAGCAACATGATACCATTGTTGTTTCTTGCATGTTCCAACAGTTCCATTTATATAATTACCATTTATATGTGCATAAAAACGCGAGTTTGGACCGTCCCACCAAATATTTGGAACTTTTTGAGGATTAGCAGATCTTGGATCAAGCAACACATCCTGAGTATTAGTAGTAGGATACACCCACATTTCTATGGTATAGTTTCCAGTACCCATATCAAAATCAGCACTAGTAGGAACTGTTAAACCATATCCAGGTCCCGCCATGTATGCAGACCCACCATGTGTTGAAGAAGAGTATGCTTCTTGAACTTTATAAGGACTAAATGCATCTGTTACTACTGTATTATTAGGAGTTTGTACAGCATTTCCAGTTGAACCCTTACCATAAATATATGGAAGGTTACATGCTTGGTATTTCGTATGACTAGCAGTTATTGAAGTATTAACATTTGTAGTTGAAGGGTATGAACCCCCTGTAGTAGTTAAAGGTCCATCAGGAGGTGTAAAATCTCCAGTATAGACAGGAGTTCCTACTACTATTCTAAGATCATGTATCCATCCTGTAAATTCAAGGTTAGGATAACTTTGATAGCTACTGGCTCCAATTATTATTCGATTATTCGTATAGTTAGTAGTATCAGATACAGATCCAGACTCATGACCATTGATGTATATTTTACTAGTACCTGAATTTCTTACCCAAGCTACATGATTCCATCCAGTATGAGCACTAGTCCATGGCGCATAAGTAGCATATATGATTGAGGATCCACTAACAGCTAACCTAATTTGATTATTATATTGACCAATAGTCCAACCTCCAGCATTCGAATAAAGATTATCAGAAACTATAGATCTAAATGTGTTATCACCGAAATCGTATTCATTTTGAAACCAAAATTCAACTGTTAAATCACCAGTACCTAGTGCAGGTCCATTTGTGTCAGTTCGAACTGCATTACTATTAGCTGCATCAAAAAACCATGAATATCTTGCAGGAGAATAAGGACTAAACGTACCTTGATCTGTATTACCCACAGCTGTTATTGTGTGTGTTGTTCCAGTAGTAGACTTATCAGAAAAAGAACTATTATCACCGCCTGTACCTATACCCTTTGATAAGAATGTAGTACCTTCAGATCCTGCTATTGTTAGATCAAAAACTAAACTGAAAGTTCCAGTTGTTGAAGCTGTATTAATACCATCAGAAGCAGTAATTGTAAGTACACCATCAGCTGGTGCAACTTCTCCAACTGAATCCTGTGACTTAGGTTCTATTACAAAAAACCGGCCTTTATCTGAATCGTGATTTGGATCACGATCTATATGTGCTATGTTATTAAATGCAGTATCTCCAGTAGCTGTATATGTAACGTCAAATCCTTCAGGATCAGTAGCTAGTACTTCAATATTAGTTGCCGTTCCATTCTTATATGCCGTAGCATCTTTTGCTAGATCATAACTCGCGTTCAATCCTGTAGTAAATGTTGGATTAGTGTTGATTGTAGATACTTGAAACCAACCTTGACCAGTATGAAGATATAATCTATCTTGGTTTGTAGTAAACGCATATGTTCCTTCCACACTATCTCCATACAATCCTGTTGGAAGGTAAGTATTACTTCCTGTACTTACAGCAGAATCATATATGAGTGTTTGGCCTGTTACACCTGCACCATCTGCGACTGATTTTTTAATTTCTGATAACTTCATATTATCTCTCTATCATTACCCAACCTTGATTAGCATCTACATATACAAATCCTAATGCCGACCTGTTAATATCAATTACAAAGTTAGAATCTGCTCCCATAATTTTAGAACTATTTCTAAGAACAGTAATATTGTTCGTAGCTGCAGTTCCATAGGCATCGATAATTCTTACTTCATCTCCTAGTGTTGGACTATTTGGCAACGTAACATTTATAGCTCCACTCGTACTATTTACGAATACTCCTTGACCTGCTACGGCTGTATAATCGGCAGTCTTAACCGCTTGCCAATCTGTGCCTCCGGCGACTCTTGCCTGTACATAAGCCGAATCGACAATCGGAGATACTGTAGCAAAGTTAACAGTATCTGCACCTTTATAATCACTGATCTGTATGACATCATCTGAATCTACTCCAGATGTTAGTACTACTGATGTTCCATTTGTTGCAGTATAATCATCACTATCTACGAGTAAGATACCATTTAAGAATACCTCTATACTCGAAGGATTATAAGAAAGCGTTCTTCCTTTAACATCTGATCCTTGAAATGTAGTTTGAGCTGAGTCTGCATTAAACCTAAAATGTTTAACTCCTTGACCGATCTTATTAAATGTTGATATGTTGATAATATCACCGCTATCAGCTCCAGTATTTAATACAACTTGAGCTCCGTTAGTGGCAGTGTAGTCATTTGAATCTGTTAATAATATACCATTTAAGAATACCTGAATTGCTCCAGGTGTATAAGATAAAGTATTTCCATCTATATCAGTTCCACCAAATGATGTCTGAGCAGAGTCAGCTTCATAATCAAAGTGATTTATACCTGTAAGACTTCCGGTTGCATTTCCAATTAAAGTATTAACTCCAGCAGAATCTATAGTTCCTCCACCAGGTATAGTAATTGTTTTAGTGGCACCAGTTCCGCTAGCTGTAACTCCAGCTCCTACAAAGTTTAATGTAGTGCCTGATGTGGAAAGACTAGAGCCTTCTTCTTGTACAGTAACTCCACTTCCGCCGCCAGATATGGTAATTGTCTTAGTTGCACCTGATCCTGATGCTACTACACCGTTTCCTACAAAATTAATTGTTGTTGCAGCAGTCGATAAAGAAGATCCTTCATCTTGTACTGTTATTGATGATCCTCCTCCACCACCAGCAGAAGCTTCCAAACTAATCTTACCTGTAGAATGATCATATGTTAATACGTAGTTATCTTGTCCTGAACCAACTGTTTGATCAGCATCAAATTTAAAATTACCTAGTAATACATCACCTGTTCCATGTGGTTCAATATCAATGTTACCGTTTGAAGTTGATACGATCTTAGCACCATTGACATCTAATGCTCCACCAAGTTGAGGAGTCGTGTCTTCGACTACATTGTTGATTGAGACTGCCTGTGCACGTGCATCAGTATAGTATAAATTAGTAGAACCTTCTGTTAAGTCATCAGTTGTAAATCCTGTAAAATTTCTTGTTCCTATTCTTACAGCATTACCCATATTAGCATGAGCTGAACATTGATAATGTAACATAGAAGGTGTAGCATCACCTACTACTATTTGTGTATAAGCACCAGCACTCCCAGCAGTACCATTAGTAGTTACATTAGTTGTAAAGGCTGTAGTTTTAGCTGCTTCATAATAGAAACGTAATGGGTGATTAGCATTACTATTATCTGATTGATCAAATTTGTAAGTTCTTCCAGGAGTTAAAGTAAGTAGAGGACCTTCCACGCCATCCATTACATACCCTAAACTAGATCCTGTACTATAGTAACGATGAGCAGCAGTTTTAGTTGCAACAGTGACGTTAATTGTAACTACAGATTGACTTGAACTTGCACTAATATGACTTAAATTTTTAACTATAGGAACATCTAAACTTCCATCTATATCAGCACTTCCTGATATATCTAAACTAGTGGCTTCTATCTCACCGCTTGTTTTAAATATAACATTATCACCGCCATCAACTTCAAATATAATTTGATTATCAGTTCCAAATTTTATTCTGTTATCAGCATCTCTTCCTATTTCTAATGCTGTGTTAACAACAGATGTAATTCCTGTTTGAGCTGCATCTAAACTAACTGCACCACTTGATACTGCAAAGAACGTATCACTAAAGCTAGCAACTCCTTTATTTGATGTGGTAGCATCTTCAGCTGCGATTGTTAATGTATCTGTTGCTGAAACTGTAGCATCAATACCTTCTCCAGCAGTAACTGTTAAAGTATCACCTAAAGCTACAGCCTGTGTTGTACTTCCATCGCTTAATGTAAATGATGAATTAGATAATTTAGAATTAGCAATTGAACCTGCCAACTGAGCATTTGTAATAGTTCCAGAAAGAGAACTTGTTGGATAATTGGTAGCATCACTTAAATCAAATGCTGGTGTTGCATCGGTAGCACCTAATGCTAATGATACTCCTCCATAACTTACTGTTGAATTAGCTAACTTAGCATTAGCTATAGAACCTGCTAGTTGAGTATTTGAAACTCCACCTGATTTAATTGTAACTGCTCCAGATGAAACACTAAAATCATTTGATGAAAACGAAGCGATACCTTTTGCGGAAGTAGAAGCATCTGTTGCATTTAATGTAACATCTCCACTAGTACCTCCACCAGATAATCCTGTACCTGCTACAACTGAAGTAATATCTCCACCACCTCCGCCACTAGCTGCAAACGTGATTGTATCACCAGAAGCATTTGTAGTAATAGTCATATTACTACCAGCGGCAAATGTTAATGTGTCTGTTGCTCCATCAGCTACAACATTGTCTTGTCCGGACACGGCAATTGTTTTAAATGCTTCAGTAACTGTTCCACCACCATCAGCAGCTGGAGCCCATTCTGACCCTGACCATTTTAATATTTGATTTGTAGATGGAGATGTACTGCTTACGTTTGATAAGTTTTCTATAGGAATTGCAATATTTCCAGTTCCATCAAAACTTACACCGGCTATTGTTCTAGCATTAGCCAACGCTGTTGCTGTAGCAGCATTTCCGGAAGTATTTTGATTTCCAGCTGTATTGACTCCAGGAAGATTTATGTTTCCAGTTCCATCAAAAGATACTCCACCGATGTTTCTTGCAGTTTCGAGAGCTGTCGCAGTGGCTGCATTTCCAGTAGTACTTTGATTAAGTGTTTTAATACTAACTGCTCCGGATGATACTGTAAAATCAGAAGATGCAAAACTCGCTATACCTTTAGCCGAAGTTGTAGCATCAGTTGCATTAATAGTATTTCCAGATTTAGTTAAACCTGTGCCGGCAGTTATTTGACCTGCACCTGAGAATTGACTAAATGTTAGAGATGTAGAACCTAATGTTATTGATCCTGTATTTGTTAAGACAAATCCTAAATTAGCGTTTGCAGTTCCTTCTTCTACAAAAGTAAATGCTCCACCGGTAACTTCAGAATTAGCATCGAAGTCAGTAGCTCTTGTTGGTGCACCTGAACTGTTAACTGTATAGATACCATTTTCAGATCCTGTGCTTTGATCTTTAATAAGTATTCTATCACCAGTTGATAATGAAACACCATCTACAGTTTGACCATTAGCATAGGCAGAAGATAATGTACCATTTCCTGTAGTTGCTACTCTTACTGATTTCTTAACATCTAGACCACTAGCAACTCCATCAACATATTGTTTTGTTGCAGCATGTAAATTATTTGTAGGATCTCCATCTAATGTTAGTTTATCAGATAATGTTCCACCAGCTAAATTTAGTTTTAAAGCTAAAGCATCAAATACTGCATTCTGTGAAGGAGCAACATCTGTTGTTCCATTATTAATCGCATCTGCGACTGTAGCTGATTTTGCTCGAGCAGTTGTAAAATATAAATTAGAAGAATGTTCTGATATGTTTTGAGTAGTTAAACTAATGTTACCTGTACCATCGAAAGATACTCCAGCTATTGTTCTAGCATTTTCTAAAGCTGTGGCTGTGGCAGCATTACCTGTTGTACTTTGATTTAGTGTTTTTATTGATACAGCACCAGATGAAACTGTAAAGTGGTTTGTATTGAAACTAGCAACACCTTTATTAGATGTTGTTGCATCTTCTGCTGAAATAGTAAGAGTATCAGTTGCAGAGACTACAGCATCTATGCCTTCACCAGATGTAAATGTTAAAGTATCTCCTAAAGCAATTGCTTGTGATGTGTTTCCGTCAGTAATGGTAAATGAAGCGTTTGCCAACTTAGCATTAGCAATTGAGCCGGCTAACTGAGCATTTGTGATAGTTCCTGATAATGAACTTGTAGGATAATTTGTTGCATCAGATAAATCAAAAGCTGGAGTTGCATCAGTGGCTCCTAATGCTAATGATACACCTCCATAACTTACAGTAGAATTTGCTAATTTAGCGTTAGCAATAGAACCTGCCAATTGTGCATTACTAACCCCACCATTTTTAATTGTAACAGCCCCTGATGTAACATTAAAATCAGCACCATCAAATGAAGCTATACCTTTATTTGATGAAGTAGCATCTTCAGCTGATATTGTAGTTCCAGATATATCAATACCTTCTCCAGCGGAAAAGGAGGCAGCATCCAATGCATCTAGTTCAGCTTTTGTTGCTAATCTTGTTCCACCTGCAGTTGTAGCATCATGAACACGTAAAGTTTTATTAGTGGTATCAAATGTTATTTCACCTGCGGCACCAGTAAAGGAATTATTCTGTGCATTGGTACCTCTTCTAAATTGTAATGTTGTAGGCATTCTTTACCTCAAATTTCCTATATTTAGTATATTTATATAATAAATAGAAGCCATATTAAGCTCCCACATGCGTTTCACTTGCACCAAGATCCTGTGTTTTAAACTGACCAAAAGGTTCTAAACAATCATATATTGTTCTTAAACTTGATCCAAATTCATCTACATCTTTGCTTCCAAGAGTAGCAGATCCATCATCTTCTCTAGCTTTATTGTTAGTGTCACCTTCTGTATTTCTTAAATCAAAATTTGTTGATCCTGGTATGGTAGTTGTATTAGATGTAGTTAAACTTGGAGTAGTTCCTTGAGCATCTCTTAACTGTAATCCTCCAGAAGATCCTACACTAATTTTTGCAGATCCTAAATTTAATGAAGATCCAGAAAGATACAAATCTCTCCACTTTTTAGTTTCACTACCTAAATCATATACTTCATCTTGTGATGGTATAATATGTTGAGCTACAGCGGATAAGTCTACATTACCTCCACCTCCACCGCCATTTTCACTGATCAATCTTAATACATCTTGTTCGCCTAAACCACCTCCGCCTAATGATAGAGCTTTCTGAATATTTTGAACATGAGCTTTATGTTGATCATCATATTTTTTAAGAGCAGGTTCTAATAAAGGTTTTATATCATCTATTTCTAATGATTTGCCAGGATCTCCTTTGTCACCTTTATCACCCTTTTCACCAGGATCTCCTTTGTCACCTTTATCACCTTTTAAGCCTTGAGGTCCACGATCTCCAGTTTTTCCTTTCTTACCATCGATTCCATCTTTTCCTTTTGGACCTTCTGGACCTGTAGGTCCATCTTTTCCTTGTAATCCTTGAGCTCCCTGTGGACCTTCCTCTCCTCTCTCGCCTTTGTCTCCTTTTTGACCGGCTGGGCCTTGTAAACCTCGTGGACCAATCTCTCCCTGTATACCTTGTTCACCTTGTTCTCCTATCTGGCCTTTTTCGCCCTGATCGCCTTTTTCGCCTTGCGCGCCGGTATCGCCTTTAAGGCCTTGCGGGCCTGTTTCGCCAATTTCACCCTTATCACCCTTTTCACCTTTATCACCTCTTAAGCCTTGTAATCCTTGAATTCCTTGTGGACCTATTAATCCTTGTTCTCCAATTGGACCTCTCTCACCTACAGGTCCTTGTTCACCCTGTTTACCATCGAGTCCAGGTATGCCTCGCTTTCCTCGTTTTGGAGATTTTTTGAGTTGTTCTAAATCTTCTTTTAACTTCTTTATAGATAAAGCTAAAAGAGCTTCATTAATTACTTTAGACATAATTTAATTTACTAATGCCTGAGCAACGTTTTCTAAAACCTGCAATTCTTTTTCTTTAACTTTATTATCTAAAATCTTAGATTCTTCATCTATAGGATCAATCTGTTCTTCTATTATTTCTGGAATCTCTTCATAATAATCTTCTTGTTGATTATCATCAGGTTCTTCTGTTTCTCCGCTATCAGCTTCTCCTTTTATCTGTTTTTGCATTTCTTGGACATCTTCATCTGACATTCTTAAAACATTTTTCATTACCCAATCTTTAGAAAAGTATGTACCAACTAGTTGTGCATTTTGTAAAGTTTCAAGAGTTTGGATTCTTTCTCTCAACATTTCAGTATCACGAAGTTCTGCAAAATGGTTATCTCTTACATAATCTACTATAATTTTATTTTTCCAAGATTTCCAATCATCAGGTGTAGTAATACCTTTAAGAATGCATTGTTTTTCTAAAATTTCTAAAAATACTTTACTAAATCTTTTTCTTAAACGATCGATAAATTTTTGAAATTTCAATTCATCTCTGCTTATTTCAGTTGCTCTTCCTAATATACCACTAACTTGTTCTTGATCTAAACGACTCATTGGAACATTAAGTGATTGATATAATTTCTTCTGAAAATAAATTATGTCATCTATTTGACCAAGGTTATCTCCACCAGGCAATGTAGTAATCTCTGTACCTCTACCACCTTCTCTTCTTGGTAACCAAAAATCTTCTAACATTGACATGTGTTTACGATCATCTTTAATTTCACCGGTCTTAGCATCATAAACTAATTTATTACGATACCTAGTCATAATATCTTTTAAATATTGTTCAGCTTTACCACGTGGCAAGTTACCTACATCAATATAAAATATTCTTCTTTCTGGAGCTCGAGCTAGTCTGTAAATAACTAATGAATCTTCCATCATTCTTAGTTGATTAATCGCTTTAAGAGCTTTATGTAAGTAAGATACTACTCTCTTTTTATCTTCACTTAGCAATCCGGAAGTTACATAGCATATTGCATCAGTTGATATTTTAACACCACCTGAATAATTACTACCACTTTTTTCTTGGAATATGAAGTACTCATCTGTTTTTTCGACAAGATTAGCACCAGTTTCTTGGTCTTTTTTCTTTTTTACTTGTTTTACTTTTCTAATCTTTGCAGCATCAATAGGTCGTACTTCTTGTATACCAGCACTAAGATTAGAGTCGTCTACTACTAAATGATAATATATTCTGCCATCAACATACCATCTTCTAAATATATCGTGACCTAACTCTTCAAAATTTAACATTTGAGTTACGTTATTAAATTCTTCGTTTAATTGATTCTTTATAGTTTGGCTTACGCCTTTTAAGTTATCTAGTACTAAATTAACTGAAGTTTTTATTTCACTTCCGCTAATTGCTTCATTGATAATATCTTCCACAGCCATATCAACTTCAGGTTGAAATGCTACACCTCTGTACTTCATAACTAACTGAGTATTATCCTTAGAGTCATCTCCTTCAATATTAAGAAACTGA